GAAGATTGTGGAATTCCTTGACACGGCTTGCAAGAAGCGCATTGAGCCTTTCATTGATAAGTCGTATCAGGAACTGGCTGACAGCATGAATGCTTACGATCAAAAGATGCAGATGAAGCGAGAAAACATCGCAAACAAAGGCATCTGGAAAGCCAAGAAGATGTACATCCTCAATGTCTGGAACTCCGAAGGTGTTCAGTACGATAAGCCAAAGCTCAAGATGATGGGCATTGAAGCAGTTCGTTCTTCCACTCCGACTGCATGCCGTGATAGCATTAAGAAGTCTCTAGAGATTATCATGAACGGATCTGAAGAAGATCTTCAAACGTATATCTCTAACTTCCGTACAAAGTTTCGTACACTCGCATTTGAGGATGTGGCATTCACTCGTGGCGTGAAGGACATTGAAAAGTGGTATCGCTTTGGTCGCTTTGAGTCTGGTACTCCTATCCACGTTCGTGGTTCTGTTGTTTTCAATCAGATGATCGAGAAGCTGAAGCTTCAAAATAAATATCAAACAGTTGCCAGTGGCGAGAAGATCAAGTTCGTGTATCTCAAAAATCCGAATCCGACAAGAGAACACGTGATCTCTTGTTCAAATGGTCTTCCACCAGAATTTAATATGCATCAGTATATTGACTACGATGTTCAGTTCGAGAAAGGCTATCTCAGTCCAATCGAATCGATTATCAAAACAATTGGCTGGCAAACGGAAAAACGCGCAACACTAGAGGATTGGTTCTCATGATGGTAACAGAATACAAAGGTAATGGAAAATATGCAAACCGCAGAGCTGAATTGCATAAGCAAAGCTATGATGATTATTACTATGTCAAGTTTTTTGAAAATGATGAGCATATTGAAACGCGAGTTTTAAAAGATAAAACATTACGATACGCCGAAGACTGCGCTGAAAACTGGACAATAGGAGTCATCAATGGTTAACATAGATTTAGACGAAGATTTTGATTTTGGGTTTACAACCGTAAGTGAAGATATCTTTACACAAGCTCAACTTACAGCAGAAGAAAGTCAAGCCAAGGCAGAAGCCATGTACAAACTCGTTCTTCCTCTGCTAAACAACCTTGCCAAGGATGCAGAAAAGAATGCTTATATCCATTGGCCTAACCGTAAAGAAAAGATTGAAGCATTTAAAAAGAAACTTCAGTCTCTTCTTGGTTGACATTATTTCACATACCGAATATACTGTAATACTACGAACAAGGAGATAATATGTCTGATTTACTTAATAAACTGCGTAAGAATTCTACAATCAAAGATACTGATGTTCTCGCAGACTCGAAGTTCTTCAATGAGAAGGATACCATTACTACTACGGTTCCTGCAATCAACATTGCGTTGTCTGGCAAGATCAATGGTGGATTTGCTCCAGGTCTTACTATCTGGGCTGGTCCATCAAAGCACTTCAAGACTTCATTCAGTCTGTTGATGGCCAAGGCTTATATGGACAAGTACTCTGACGCAGTGCTAATGTTTTATGATTCAGAGTTCGGTACTCCTCAGTCCTACTTTGATTCGTTTAAGATTGACACAAGTCGAGTTCTTCATACTCCGATCACTGACATCGAACAGTTGAAGTTCGACATCATGAGCCAGCTTGAACAGATTGGTCGTGGTGAACATGTTATGATTATCATCGACTCGGTCGGTAACTTGGCTTCAAAGAAAGAAGTTGATGATGCGCTGAAGCAAAACTCAGCTGCCGATATGACTCGTGCTAAGCAACTTAAGTCTCTCTTCCGCATGGTTACGCCCCACTTGACCATCAAAGATATTCCGATGGTTGTAGTAAACCATACTTACATGACTCAAGAAATGTTCTCGAAGCCAGTTGTATCTGGTGGCACTGGTATCTACTACTCGGCTGATAACATCTTTATTCTTGGTCGTCAACAAGAGAAGGAAGGCAAAGATGTTGTTGGTTATAACTTCATCATCAACGTTGAAAAGTCTCGCTTCGTAAAAGAAAAAAGCAAGATTCCGATTGAAGTCTCTTGGGATGAAGGTATCTCCAAATGGTCTGGTTTGATGGACATGGCTCTTGAGTCTGGTCACGTAATCAAACCAAAGGTTGGTTGGTTCCAACGTGTCGACATGGAGACCGGTGAGATCCTTGACAAATCTTATCGTATGAATGATACGTATAACTTCAGCTTCTGGCATCCAATCTTGCAATGCCCGAAGTTCAATGAGTTCATTGAAAAGAAGTATCGTGTAGCTTCTGGCAATATCATGCAGGAAGATGAAGTGGCATCTGTTTATGAAGACTTGGAAGACGATTGATGAGAAAAGAACTGGCCGAATATCTAGACAAAGCTTACAATAATATTATTGGTTTTTGTCCCATTCAAACTATATGGGCATTAGACTTTCTAGAGAACATTGATATCAATAAACAACACGGTATTATGGAGATCGGTGTCCATCACGGCCAGTTTTTTATTGCGTTAAATTCAATCGTACATGGGTTTGATTCTGTTGCAGTAGATGTATTTGAACGTCAAGATCTTAACATCGATGCATCAGGCGAAGGAGATCGTAATATCTTCTTAGATAACTTGCGTGCATACGATATACACCGTGGCAATAATGTTATCATAAGAGATGGCGATTCAACAGATCATAGAACATTCGATTCAATTCCAACTGAATACAAATATATTTCTGTAGATGGTGGTCATACCGTCGAACATGTTATTAATGATATGCAGTTAGCATCTAGATTCATTGCCAACGAAGGTGTAGTTATTGTTGATGATTACTTTAATCATTGGTGGCCATCTGTTACAGAGGGCATTTTTAAATACATGAATATGTCACCTACATTAATACCATTTATGTCAACACCAAATAAATTGTGGTTCTGTAAGTTAAGCTATAAAAAACGTTATTATGAACATATGAATCAAATTAACAGTAATAAATGTTGTACAAAATTATTTGGTCATGATATTATAGACATTTGTTAAGAGGAAATTATATGAAAATTGAGAATGTTATCTTCGGCAATTTGATTAACAATGAGGAGTATGCACGCAAGGTAATTCCATTCTTACAGTCAGACTATTTCAGTGATCAGGTTGATCGTACAGTGTTCGACCTGATTACTGACTATGTGAACAAGTACAACTCGTTTCCGACTAAGACTGCACTTGACATTGATTTGAACGAGAAAACTGGCTTGACTGAAGATCAGTTCAAGCGAGCCAAAGATCTCGTATCGACTCTTGATAAGTCTGAACAAAAGGATATGGATTGGCTTGTTGACTCTACTGAGAAGTTTTGTAAAGACAAAGCTCTATATAATGCTCTTATGCAATCGATTCAAATTGTAGATGACAACAAAAAGGATAGCATCAGTGTTGGTGCTATTCCTAAGATCTTGCAAGATGCTCTCGGTGTTTCATTCGACAATTCAATTGGCCACGACTTTCTTGATGATGCTGATGCTCGTTATGAATTCTATCATCGCAAAGAAGTTCGTATTCCTTTTGATCTGGATTTCTTCAATAAGATTACTCAAGGTGGCTTACCACGTAAAACACTGAATATTGCTTTGGCTGGTACCGGTGTTGGCAAGTCATTGTTCATGTGTCACAGCGCAGCTCAGAATTTGATGTCTGGTCTCAACGTTCTGTATATCACCATGGAAATGGCTGAAGAAAGAATTGCTGAGCGTATCGACGCAAATCTGTTGGGTGTTACACTTGACGAGTTGAAAGATCTTCCACAAGCAATTTACTACAAGTTGATTGGTCGAGTTCGAGATCGTGCCAAAGGCAAGTTGATCGTGAAGGAGTATCCAACTGCAACTGCTGGTTCAGCTAACTTCAGGCATCTACTGAATGAACTAAACTTGAAAAAGAACTTTGTTCCAGATATCATCTATATCGATTATCTGAATATCTGTGCTTCTTCTCGTATCAAGGCTGGGTCGAATGTAAACTCCTACACATACATCAAAGCAATTGCTGAAGAGTTACGTGGTCTGGCTGTTGAGTTCAATGTTCCAATTGTCTCTGCTACTCAAACAACTCGTTCAGGTTACAGCAACTCTGATGTTGGGTTGGAAGATACTTCTGAATCGTTTGGTCTACCAGCAACGGCAGACTTTATGTTTGCTCTTGTAACCAGTGAAGAGCTTCGCCAACTCGATCAAATCATGGTGAAGCAGCTCAAGAATCGTTATGGCGATCCGGCTGTTCATAAACGATTCGTGATTGGTGTTGACTATTCAAAGATGAGACTCTATAACGTAGAAGCATCAGCACAGGAAGATCTTATGGATGATGATACTCCTGTATTTGATAAGTCAAGTTCTGGTAGTAGACTCAATGAAGAGTCAAAGCCAGCTAATAAGTTTGGTCGTAGCAAATTTGAAGGATTCAAGTGATGGTTAACTATAAGATTGTAAATACTGGTCAGCTTATCGATGTCGGTGGCGGTTACTCCGAACATGGTGGAGATATCCTAGAGATCAAGACAGATCAAATCATCAAGAGCGGTGTTCGTATGTCTAAAGCCAAGGAACTTGTTCGCCATCTAAACTTTGGTGGTGGCTTTGATGGATCTACTCCAGCATTTTTTTTAGCTTGGGACAAAAAAATATTAGATTCTAATAGAAGTCCTGTATAAATATATGTACACTATGTGGTGCGTGGATTTGCGGTTTTATCCGTAAAAGAGGCAAGTGTCTTAATTGACGACTGGAATAGGCAGGATTACAGGTGGGGTTCCTCCTGCTACACGCATTTAGAGGAGAGTCGAAAGGCTCTCCTCTTTTTTTGTTTACAATATATTCAAAACATGATATAAGAGTATTCTAACAAGGAGAAATATCATGGCTACTATCGAAGGCCCCTGGTCTGACATCAATAAGCCTTTCGGCGCGCCTTATTCAGACATTACGCAACCAAAACAATATTGGACCTCTGATGGACTCGGTGGCTTGGAGGCTCCTCATTATATTTTCGAAGCCGCCACCATTGAGGAACTGGTTGATTTTTATTTAGCCAATCCACAATATGATTTTTCTATCGTTCTTTATAAAGGCATGTTCATCGCCGCTGCCTTTGAAGGTGAGAACGGTGAAGTCCTTTTGAACGGAAAGATTCGTCGGTCGTTTCGTAATCGGCTCAATAAAATTTTTGAATTAGAAAAAAATGATGAGTAGTGCATTTTTTTGTTGACATTTTTATCAAAATATACTATACTAATAATATAAGGAATGAACAAAGGAACTGATTATG